ATAGTGCTAGTTCTTTTGGCGGTTATTCCGCTATAAGAAAAATGGGTATACTTGGAACCGCATCAGGGTTTGGCGCAGGGCTGACAATGAATCAACTTGCATATTTTGAAATAGATGATGTAAATATTAAAGGGTTTGGTACAGGCATATATGCGTCTAATTTCTTAAGCAGCCATATACAAAGAGCAACATTGTCATTTAATAATAATGGATTTAGATTTGAAAGAAATGCAGCTTCAACACCTAATTCTAGCCCAAATGCTATTACTATGATAGGTTGTACTGTAGGTAACAATTATTTTTATGGTGGTTGGGTAGTAGGAGCAGGTACATTTAATTATATAGGCGGCAGTTTTGAAGGCAATGGTACGGGTACAGATTTATCCACATCTAAATGGGGATTGCGATTAACTAATTCAGGTGGAGACAGTGTAGGTGGACAAGAATCATCGAATGGTTTTGCGCTACACGGAGTTTACTTTGAACACAATGGCGGTAAAGCACAATGTTGGGTAGAACAAACTGTAAGCAGACCAGGCTTAACAGGAATTCTTACTGGGTGTAGCTTTAATGGTATACCTGGTACTATTTCTTCACATTGGGTAGCATTGGAAGCATCTGATTCATCTGTTGTATTTCCAATATCATTTATTGGTTGTGGCTGGTGGCCTGCCGCAGGATTTTCAGAAGATGCCGCCAGAAAAACATTATCCAATGGCAGCAACTTGTGGCCCGTGTTGACACATGGTTGCAATTTTGCGCCATCTACAAATAAATATTCACCAGCTATACCAACTTCATCATCTAGTCGAGGTGCACAAGGTTCTATAATTGCAGACGCAAATTATGTATACTTATGCGTAGAACAAGATTATTGGGTTAGATACGCGTTATCTACATTTTAAAAGTAGATATATATTTAAAGGACTATTATGGCAACCGTAACAACAAGAGAACAACTTAAAGATTATTGCCTGCGCAGATTAGGTGCGCCTGTTATTGAGATAAATGTAGATGATGATCAAATTGAAGATCGTATAGATGACGCGTTTCAATTTTACAGAGATTATCATTATGATGCTGTAGAAATGGTTTATCTAAAACATCAATTTACTGCACAAGATTTAACTAATCAATATATTTCGGTACCCGATACCGTTGTAGGTATCAACAGAATTTTACCATTTTCTGATAGATCAGATGGTACTAATATGTTTAGTATTAGATACCAAATTTTAATTAATGACCTTTATAGCTTAATGTCTACTAATTTGATTTATTACTATCAGGTTAAACAAGAATTAGAATTAATTAATCAAGTATTAGTTGGTACTAAACCAATTAGATTTAATAGGCATATGAATCGATTATACGTAGATATGGATTGGGGCGCAGATGCTAATGTCGGTGATTACATTATTGTTGAATGTTACAGAATATTAGATCCAGACACATATAGAGACGTATATAACGATAGATTTCTAAAGCAATATACTACTGCCCTATTTAAAAGACAATGGGGAGAGAATCTTAAAAAGTTTGCAGGTGTACAACTTCCGGGGGGAGTTACACTTAATGCCGATAAAATATATGAAGATGCGTTAGAGGAAATTAACAAGATTGAAGCAGAGATGCAATCTAGATTTGAATTACCAGTGGATATGTTTACTGGATAATTTGTAGGCTTTATTAAACCGGTACATAGATGATGATAACATCATGTCAATAGGAAGTCAATAGTAAAATGGCAACAGTTAATCATTATTTTCAGTCAGGCAAAACGATAGGTCGTAGCTCTGAACAGAATTTATACGAAGAGTTGATTATCGAATCCATGAAGATTTACGGCGTAGAAGTCTATTATTTGCCTAGAAAACCTTTCAACCCTGATCCTATATTAACAGAAGATCCTTACAACAGTTATGAATACGCTTATCCGATTGAGATGTATATGGAAAATGTTTCGGGTTACGATGGTGACGATGAAATAATTACTAAATTCGGTTTGGAAATCAGAGACCAGGCGAATTTTGTTGTTTCTAGAAAAAGGTGGGTCGAAACAATTGGTTCAACTGGCAATTCGGTATTGAGTATTAGACCAGCTGAGGGTGATATAATTTATATGCCTTTAACAAAATCTTTATTTGAGATTAGAAAAGTAGACAGCCAAACACCGTTTTTCCAAGTGGGTAAATTATTTGTTTTTAGAATGAGTTGTGAATTAATGCAATATTCCAATGAGGTGTTTGAAACCGGTGTCGAAGAAATAGATAACCTGTTTAATCAATTTGCTGATCCATTGGATAATTTTGAAATGCTACAAGAAAACGGCGAAACTCTAGTTACAGAATCGAATTCTTTGTCTCCAATAATTAATGAAGCACAGACTACAAATAATGATCCTAGTGCTGCAGACAATGATTATTTTACTGCAGAAGCAGATAACGTTTTGGATTTTTCTGAAAGAAATCCTTTTGGTGAGGTTAGTAAATAATGTTAGACCAACGTTTTTATTGGGGAACAATACGTAAAGCAATCGTTGCGTTTGGTAATATGTTTAATAATATTACCATACAAAGAGTAGATGCTGATGGCAATGTAGTGCAACTACAAAAAGTACCGCTGTCATATTCACCTAAACAAAAATTCTTAACTAAGATAAGACAACAACCTAATGTAGACGTTCAAAACGTACAAGTTCTATTGCCTAGAATGGGATTTGAAATGATTTCGTTGGACTATGATCCTAACAGAAAAATAAGTCCAATACAACAATCAAGAACAATTAATAGTTCAACTGCAGCAAACGCACAATATGCTCCTACCCCGTATAATATAAATGTAATTTTATATGTATATGCAAAAAATCAAGATGATGCATTACAAGTAATAGAACAAATTCTACCTTATTTTAATCCTGATTATAATTTAACTATTAAAGCTGTACCGCAACTTAACATTAAAAACGATTTGCCTATAATTTTGAATTCTATAGGATTCGAAGATGATTATGAGGGCGACTTAACTACAAGAAGATCTATTATATGGACATTAAGTTTTGTGATGAAACTTAATTTTTATGGTCCTGTTAATAAACAAGGTATCATTAAAAAGACAACATCTAATATTTTTAATGATGCGGAACTTACATCTCAGCAACAAATAATAACAGTACAACCTGATCCGGTAACTGCAAATGTAACTGATTCGTTTGGATATATTGAAAACTTTGAAGACTTTTAAATATGAAAAATATAGAAAATTTGAATGATATTTTTAATATAAATCCAATGGATGAAACTGAAAATACAAATTTACCCTCAATTCCTGAAAATTTAAATGCAACAAAAGCAATGGATCAGGAAGATGATTACCAATTGGCCAGACAAACAATGAGAAAATTGTTGCTAAAAGGTGAGGATACTTTGGAAGAATTAATTAGTTTATCTAAAAATTCTGAGCATCCTAGAAGTTATGAGGTAACAGGGCAATTTATTAAAACCTTATCTGATGTCTCAAAAGATTTATTAGGATTACAGAAACAAGTTAAAGAATTGCAAGCTGACGATCCAGTTCAAATTGGTACTCAAAATAATGTAGTATTTGCTGGTTCTACTAGCGAACTAATGAAATTGTTAGGTAAAAAAGATGACAACATCATCGACCAATAAAAAATTATCCTACAATGGTAACCCCAATCTAAAACAGATTGGTACGGTCATATCATATTCTTCGGAACAGGTTAAAGAAATTATAAAATGCAGTCAAGATCCAATTTACTTTATTGAGAACTATTGTAAAATTGTTTCATTGGATAAAGGTCTAATCCCTTTTAAATTATACGATTGTCAAAAAGAAAAAGTAAACATTATACTTAATAATCGTAAAGTTATACTGATGGAAGGTCGACAACAAGGCAAGACAATTACTGCCGCCGCCTGTATTCTTTGGTATACGTTATTTCAAGAAAATAAGACAGTCGCCATCCTAGCAAATAAATCTTCAGCTGCTCGAGAAGTACTTTCTAGATACGAACTAATGTATGAGATGCTTCCAATATGGATGCAACAAGGTGTAAAGACATTTAACAAAGGTGACATTGAACTTGAGAATGGTTCTAAAGTATTCACAGCAGCAACAAGCTCATCCGGTATTCGAGGTAAATCTGTAAACTGGTTGTACATTGACGAGGCAGCAATTATTCCTAATAATGTTGCAGAAGATTTCTTCACATCTGTTTATCCAACAATTTCTGCTGGTAATACCACAAAGATTTTATTAACATCTACACCGCTTGGTTACAATCACTTCTGGAAATTCTGGAATGAGGCTGAACAAGAATTGAATGGCTTTGTTCCATTGTTTATTCCATATAGCAAAATACCTGGTAGAGATGATAAATGGGCCGCAGAACAAAAAGCTATGCTGGGCGAACTCAAGTTCAACCAAGAAGTTTTATGTAGATTCCTTGGATCTTCTAATACCCTAGTCAATCCAGACACAATTGGTAGAATGTCGGTTAAGCCCTATATCTATAGTAAAGATGGTTTAGATGTATTTGTGGAACCAGAAGAGGACAAGGTGTATATGCTTGTAGCTGATACATCCAGAGGAGTAGGGGGAGATTACTCAGCATTTACAGTATTGGATATCACAGCATACCCGTATTCCGTAGTTGCCAAGTATAGAAACAACAAGATAAGTCCTTTGCTTTTTCCAAATATAATATATAAAGTAGCAAAAGATTACAACAAAGCATATTGCTTAGTTGAGATTAATGATAACGGTCAACAAGTGGCTGATACATTATACATGGACTTAGAATATGAAAATGTATTCTTTGTCGGAAATAACAGTAAATCGGGACAGTATCTGTCTGGCGGATTTTCAAATGGGGCAACCCTTGGTGTAAGAACAACTAAACAAGTTAAACGATTGGGATGTACATCGTTCAAGAGTTTAGTTGAGGGCACAAAATTACTAATTCATGATCCAGATATTATAAACGAAATTTCTACGTTTATTGAAGTTCGGGGAACACACAAAGCAGACGAGGGGTATCATGACGATTTGGTTATGACTCTGGTACTGTTTGCATGGGCAACTAACGAATCATTTTTTAAAGACCTAACTGATAGCAATTTAAGAAAAGCCCTGTACGAAGAACAATTTAAACAGATTGAAGAAAATCTGACTCCGTTTGGTATTGTTGATAGGGGAGTTCCAGAACACGAAGCTCCAGTAATAACAACTGACGAAATATGGTTTACAGCATCATCCAAATCTCCAGATGAGATTCACGAAATGCAAAGAAAATTCCTTGAAAATGTCTAAATGAACATACTTATAAATAAATAGAAAATCATATTATAGAGCTATCTATAAAATTATCAAGGAGAAGAAGATGGCATTTCAGCTTTCACCTGGCGTTTTAGTTACCGAGGAAGATAAAAGTACGGTTGTTCCCGCGGTAGCAACTTCTGCTGGAGCATTTTCGGGAGCCTTTCAATGGGGACCGGTCGAAAAAGTTACAACCGTAGACACGGAAAGAAATCTTGTAGAACAATTTGGTAATCCAAATGATGATACTGCAGGTTATTTTTTCACAGCGGCAAACTTTTTATCATATGGAAATAATTTAAAATTAGTCAGAGTAGCAGATAAATCTGTTGCAAGAAACGCAGTTTCTACACCTTCTGGTAGAGTTTCTGGCGTAACAATTACCAATACACCAAATACATTTATATCAGCTGCAGACGTGACAGTTACATTTGCAGCACCTACTAATGGTACAAGAGCATTAGGCAATGCAGTATTATCAACAACTGGTAGAATTAGTGAAATTAATTTATCGACTTCTGGTTTTGGATATTCTGCCGTACCAACAGTTACTTTCGAGGGTGGTAGTGGTTCTGGAGCAACTGCAACTGCTGTTTTGGGATCGGGTGGAATTGGAGCTATAAATGTTCAAGACGTAGGAAATAACTATAATAGTTTATCTAATGTAGTTATTCAAAATCAAGATTCAACAAGCGCCAGCGCAAATTTAGTAATACACTTTAGTTTAAAAGATATTCAAATATCAAATCCAGGTTCAAACTTTGGACCTGCAAACACAGCATGTAATATTTCAATTTCTGGTGGTGTATTAGTTCCTGGTGGTAGACAAGCAACAGCATATCCTATTATTACAGGTAATATTATTACAGGTTATACAATTACAAATAATGGTAACGGCTATTTGGCCGCACCTAATATTGTTTTAACTCGTTTAGATGGTAACACTGGTACTAGTGCTGTTTTAACAGCCAATTTAGGATACGGTATTATTAACAGTATCAACATCATTAATCCTGGTGCTGGTGGTTATACGTTTACTCCTAATGTTGTTATTAATAAAAATAATCTTTTAGGTGGTGCAACTGCTAACGCAACTGCTAGAATAGAAGCACTAATTGATTCAATTATCGTAACAAACGGTGGTTCTGGATACGTAACAAGACCTAATGTAATTATTACTCCAGTATTAGGAGACTCTAATTTTATTAGTAGTAATGCGGCAGCTGTAGCATCTGTCGGACGTACGCTTTCTAGTATTACTATAACAAATGCAGGCGCCGGATATACATCGGTACCAACAGTTACTATTGTAGATTCGCAAAATATTACCGCAACGGGTAACGCAACTGTATCTTTTGACGCATTATTAATTGAAAACTCTGATGTATATGATAGCGAATATAGCACAGGCGGATTTGGATATGGCGAATTTATTGCTAAATATCCAGGAACATTGGGAAATTCATTAAAAGTATCGGTTGCTGATTCCAATACATTCGCAGGCTGGCAATATGCCAACCAATTCAATTCTGCTCCAGGCACATCGGCTTGGGTTTCTGCTAGAAATGGTTCTGCAGATGAATTACACGTAATTGTTCTAGATGCAACTGGAAATTGGACAGGTACTGCTGGTACAGTACTTGAAAAATTCTCATATATTTCTAAAGCATCAGACGCTAAAAATTCTGACAATTCTACAAACTATTACAAAGATGTGATTAACAATCAATCTAGATATATTAGTTGGTTGGATCACCCAATAGCAGGAACAAATTGGGGAACAACAGGTTCGGCTAAAACATTTGCAACATTAACTGCAAATATTACAACTACATTAACCGGCGGTGTAACAGGCTCATCTGTTTCTGCAGGAAATGTCCAAGCCGGATATGAATTGTTTAGTAATGACGAATTGTTTGATGTAAGCTTAATTCCAATGGGACCAACGACAAATGTTGGTGTAGTTAATACTGTTATTGGTATTGCTGAAGCAAGAAGAGATTGTGTAGTATTTGTATCTCCTCCATATGTAGATGTAGTTAATACTACGAACCAAGCAAGCAAAATTGCAGCATACAGAGATACCTTAACAAGTTCCTCATTTGCGGTATTGGATTCAGGTTGGAAATATCAGTACGATCGTTACAATGATAAATATCGATATGTTCCATTAAATGGTGACGTCGCAGGCTTAGCTGCAAGAACAGATTACATTGCTGATCCTTGGTTCTCTCCTGCAGGCTATAACAGAGGCGTTATTAAGAATGTTGTTAAATTGGCTTTCTCACCTACTAAGACAGACAGAGATGATCTGTACAAGAAAGGTATTAACCCAGTAGTAACATTCCCTGGACAAGGAACATTGTTATTTGGAGATAAAACTCTATTAGCAAGACCAAGTGCATTTGATCGTATCAATGTTCGTAGATTGTTTATCGTATTAGAAAAAGCAATTTCTACAGCATCTAAATTCCAATTATTTGAATTTAATGATCCGTTTACAAGAGCTCAATTTAGAAATCTTGTTGAACCATTCTTAAGAGATGTGCAAGGTCGTCGTGGTATTACAGACTTTAGAGTAATATGTGATGACACAAATAATCCAGGATCGGTTGTAGACCGTAATGAATTTGTTGCAGACATATTCATCAAGCCTGCAAGAGCAATCAACTTTATTCAGTTGAATTTTGTAGCTACAAGAAGTGGCGTGTCGTTTGAAGAAGTCGGCGCCTAATTAGGAGTATAAGAAATGGCAATACCATTTAATGTAGAGAGATTTAAATCCGAACTAACAAACGGTGGGGCTCGTCCCAATCAGTTTGCGGTTCAGTTGACATTTCCAAACTATGTCACAGGTCGAGCGGCGGCTGTGACAAAGTCCCCATTTTTAATTAGTGTGGCTGAATTACCAGGACAAACAATTGGTGTTGCTCCAGTATATTACAGAGGACGTCTAATTAAGATGGCTGGCGACAGAGAATTTGCACCGTTCCAATGTACAGTTCTAAATGATTCCGGATTTACTATTAGATCCGCAATAGAACAATGGATGAACGGAATGGAAAATCTCGGAAATAAAACAGGTGCATTACAGCCTGCTCAGTATCAAACAGATATGTTTATTTCTCAATTGGATCGTAATGGTTCAGTTCTGAAACAATATAAATTAATAGGCGCCTTCCCAGTTGAGTTGGGAGCAGTTGGTTTAGACTTTGGTAGTAACGATCAGTTATCGACATTCTCGGTATCTTTCCAGTATCAAACTTTTGAATTCTCTAATAATCCAGCACAACAATTGGTAGACGCTATTACAACTTTGGCTTAATCATATAAAGTGAATTAAATTATGGCAATTAAATTATTTGGTTTTAATATTAGTCGTGAGGAAGATGAGATAGATCGTAAACTGCAAGGTTTCGCTACTCCTGTTTCTGACGACGGTGCATCAACAGTACAAGCGGGTGGGCATTTTGGCACATACGTTGATCTAGATGCGACTGCGAAATCTGAGTATGAACTTATTACACGATATCGTGAAGCGGCAATGTATTCAGATACATCCGCAGCTATTGATGAAATTTTAACTGAGGCCATTGCAGCAGTTGATGATGAAGCATTAGTACAAATTAATTTGGATCAATCAAAGATTCCTCAAGATATTAAAGATAGTATCATTAAAGAATTTGAAGTGATTTACAAATTGATTGAATTTGATACTAGAGGATTTGATTATTTTCGTAGATGGTATATCGATGGAAGAATTTATTTTCAGAAGATTATAGACACTAGCAATCCAAAACGTGGTATTTTGGAAACACTAATTATAGATCCTAGAAAAATTAAAAAGATTAGAGAAGTTAAAAAAGAGAAAGATCAAAAGACTGGTGTTGATATTATCAAATCAGTAGAAGAATTTTTCTTATATAATGAAAAAGGTATTACGTATAATCCGGGTTATACTGCAAATAACCCAACGCAAGGTATTAAGATATCAACAGATGCAATAACATTTGTACCTTCTGGGATTATGGATTTGGATAAAAATGTAGTGTTAAGTCACTTACATAAAGCCATTAAACCTGTGAATCAGTTAAAGATGATGGAAGATGCCTTAGTAATCTATAGATTGGCTAGAGCACCTGAAAGAAGAATATTTTATATTGATGTGGGCAATTTGCCTAAATTGAAAGCTGAACAATATTTAAAAGATATTATGGCTCGTTATCGTAATAAGATCGTTTATGATTCTAATACTGGCGAGATACGAGATGATCGTAAAATGATGTCTATGTTAGAAGATTTTTGGTTGCCAAGAAGAGAAGGCGGCAGAGGTACTGAGATTACTACATTACCTGGCGGCGAAAATTTGGGACAGATTGAAGATATTAATTACTTCCAAGGTAAATTATATCAAGCATTAAATGTTCCGCTTTCTAGAATGCAACCGCAAACTGGTATTTCTTTTGGTAGAGCAACAGAGATAACAAGAGACGAATTAAAATTTGCCAAGTTTGTTGGTAGATTACGCAAAAAGTTTAATGAAATATTTGGCGATTTGTTAAGAACACAATTAATTTTAAAAGGTGTTCTAACAGATAAAGACTGGAATGTTATTAAAGATGACATTCAATATAGATATGCACAAGATCAGTATTTTGAAGAAATGAAAAATGCTGAGAATTTAAGAAATCGTATAGATTTATTGAATCAAGTTCAGCCCTTTGTAGGCGCATATTACAGTCAAGATTATGTAATGAAAAATATTTTAAGAATGTCTGACAAAGAGATTCAAGAAATGAAGACACAAATTGAAGATGAAGGTCCTCCGCCGCAAATTGGAATGCCGGGCATGCCCCCAGGCCAATTACCTCCGGGACAAGAACCTATAAATAATTCACAGTAAGGAAAAAGTATGGAATCCGCAGTTATTCAAAATATGATTGATAATATTATCAACAACAAGCAGGCTGACGCTTTACAAGATTTTAATACAGCAATGGCAAATAAAATTTCTGATGCCCTTGATGTTAGAAAAGTAGAGATTGCATCAGCTATAGGTAAAACTACAATAGACGTAGAAGAACAAGAAAATGAAAACGTTTAATAGTATCAGAGAAGAAACTTTAGAAGAAAAACTAAAGGCTTCTGATCCTGCGGGCAAATATATTAGCGATTTTGTCCATTCGGATAATCCTAAATTTGCCGGTAAGTCTAAAAAAGAACGTATTCGTATGGCGTTGGGCGCATCTTATGGTGCAAAGAAAACCAATGAGGCAAAAGATTCTCGTGAGTATGACTATGAAGGCGATATGGCCAAGTCTCAACTGAGATCTATTATTGCCAATGCTCAGACAGTGCATGATATGTTAGAAGATAATACTAACCTTGCAGAATGGGTACAGAGTAAAATTACTTTAAGTGCTGATTATATATCAACAGTTAGAGATTATATGCAATCGAATAAAGATGTAAATGAAGAAGTTGAAACAACACATGAAGACCCGCTTGTTGTTACAAAAGACTCAGATGGCAATATTCACACACACGCCAATCTTTCTGTTGCTAATGCTATTCACGGTACAGATGTTAAGCACCAGGCTATTCATACTGGTCAGCCAGTTCAAGGTGGAAAATTTACATTCCAGCTTTCTAAACATCATGCGTCAAGTGTTAGTAAAGAATAAAATAATAGGATATTAAGATGCCAGTAATTCGTACAGTCCTTAAAAAGGTAAGACAACAAGCAGTTGTAAAAATTGTAGGCGATCGTTCTGCAGGTACATCTGATGGAACGGCAAACATTACGCCGTTTGATTTAAAATTAGCAGATGAAACTTTAGATCTACCAAATATACAAATGAATATTACTGGTATGATGTGGACTACGCCTGGCGCATTTCCAATTGTTATCACTCGTAATAATTCAACGGTAATGATATTAAATGGCAATGACAATTGGTCAACATCGCAGATGTTTGGCTTTGTTGATACCTCAAATAATAGTGCAAATATTACAGTTACAATGCCTGCAAATAGTACAATGTATTTACACATATCTAAGCCTGCTGGTTTTATTGAGCCAGACCAACAGACTAAGAGATAATTAGGAACTAATATGAGATTAATTAAAGAAGTTGCACAAGATTTACACTACCTTGTAGAAGACAAACAAGGTGGCGGAAAAAATATCTTTATTGAAGGTATCTTTGCTCAAGCTGAAAAACCAAATAGAAACAATCGTTCTTATGGTAGAGGTATCATGGAACGCGAAGTCCAAAAGTATCAAGAGCTTATTGGACAAAAGCGTTCTTTAGGAGAGCTAGGTCATCCTGAGAATCCTTCAATTAACTTACATCAGGTTTCCCATCTAATTACTAGCCTAAAGATGGAAGGTAATGATGTTATAGGTAGAGCCAAAATATTGGACACACCTATGGGAATTATAGCAAAGAATTTAATAGAAAATGAAGTTCAACTAGGCGTATCCACAAGAGGTTTAGGATCGTTAAAAATGAACTCCGAAGGAATCAACGAAGTACAAGGTGATTTTCACCTTGCAACTGTTGACATTGTTGCTGACCCATCTGCCCCAGACGCCTTTGTTCAAGGAATCATGGAATCTGCGGAGTGGATTCTTGAAAATGGCGTGTGGAAAGCAATACAAATTGAAAATGCACAAAAGCAAATAAGGAAGACTTCAGCTAAGAATTTAGACGAAGTTAAATTACAAATTTTTGAACAATTCGTCAATCAATTGTCTAGGTAATAAAACTTATAAATATAGATTGAGAACATTCATACATTTAGGAGACTCTAATGTCAGTAGAAAGTAAAGTTAAGGAATTGCTAGAACGCGTTTCTGTTAAGACTTCGCAGGAAGTTAATGAGGGCGCAGGACCAATGGTTCCAACTAGCGGAAAAGATTCCACAATCAAGCCTGCTAATGCTGGCGATACAGGAAACCCTAAACAGGGTGATTCAGAATCTGCAAGTCACGAAGATCGTGATGAGAAGGATGTGAACCAAGGAGCCATTACTGCAAAAGGTATTTCTAAGAATACTATTGCAATGAAGGGCCCTGTTGGTGCAGCACCAAACTTCACAACAGTAAAAGATCTTTCATCTATTCCGCAGAACACAGGTATTCATGAAGATGAAGAAACTGATGCATCTGCAGAAGTTGTATCTGAAGAAGAAACAACAGAAGAAGAACAAGAATCAATAGTTGAACCTATCGATCTTTCTCCAATCTTCGGTGAAGAACTTTCAGAAGATTTCAGACAAAAAGCAACATCCATTTTTGAAGCAGCAGTTATTGCTCGCGTTAATAATGAAATGGAAAAAGTTGCAGCATCACTTGAAGAAAAATATGCTGAAGAATTCCTTGAGTATAAGGAAAGCATTGTTGAAAAAGTAGATGCATATCTTAACTATGTAGTTGAAAATTACATAGAAGAAAATAAATTGGCAGTAGAAAATGGTCTTCGCGGCGAAATTGCTGAAGACTTTATGACAGGTCTTAAGGCGCTCTTCAAAGAACACTATATTGAAGTGCCTGAGGAAAAATATGATGTAATCGGTGAATTGCAAGCTAAGGTAACAGAGTTGGAAGAAAGCCTAAATGGCCAAGTAGAAAACAATGTTGGCTTAAATACATCAGTAACAGAACTAAAGCGCAAACTTATTATTAAGGAAATGGCTAAGGATCTAGCAGATACTGAAGTAAATAAATTGACAAAACTTTTAGAAGGTGTTGATTTCGAGAATGAAGAAATCTACAAAGAAAAAGTTTCTGTTATTAAGGAAAATTATTTTCCACGCGACGCTGTAATTAAAGAGACAGCCAAGCAAGCGCTAACAGAGGAGACTGACACGCCAGCTAGCTTCACGCAAAGTAACGATGTTGTTTCAGCTTATGCAAATGCCTTATCAAGAACAATCAAAAGACAATAACTTATAAATAAGTAAAAGTTATTTAAAACAGTCACAACAAGGAGACATAAATGTTTTTATCCGAAAACTACCAAAAGAAATGGGAAGCAATTCTGGATCACCCAGACCTTCCTCCAATTAAAGACAACTACAAACGTCAAGTTACGTCTGTATTGTTAGAGAACCAAGAGCGTTCATTACGTGAAGAGCGTAATGCATTGTTTGAGACAGCTCCAACAAACAACATTTCTGCTACTAGCGGTATTGACAAGTATGACCCGATCATGATCGGTTTAGTACGTCGTGCAATGCCTAACCTAATGGCATATGACATTTGCGGTGTACAGCCAATGACAGGCCCAACAGGCTTGATCTTTGCAATGCGTTCTATCTATGGTGCAGAGCGTAACAACACAACAACAAGAAAAGAAGCATTGTTCAACGAAGCAAATACTTCTTTCTCTAGCTCTATGCAAAATGCAGAAGGCAACAACCCAGTATTTGGAACATATAATACTGGTAACGCTACAACAACAGGTTCAATGGAAGGTCAAGATACTTTCGGCGAAATGTCTTTCTCTATTGACAAGACAACTGTTACTGCTAAATCTCGTGCATTGAAAGCTGAATATACAGTTGAATTGGCACAAGACTTGAAAGCAATTCACGGTCTTGACGCAGAAGCAGAATTATCAAACATCTTGTCACAAGAGTTCATGTTTGAAATTAATCGCGAAGTTGTTCGTACAATTTACAAAGTTGCTAAGCCTGGTTCTCCAGGAACAGCAACAGCAGGCACATTTGACCTAGACGTTGATTCTAATGGTCGTTGGTCTGTAGAGCGTTTCAAAGGTCTATTGTTCAACATTGAACGTGATGCTAACCACATTGCACAAGACACACGTCGTGGTAAAGGTAACTTCATCGTTTGCTCTGCAGACGTTGCAAGTGCATTAGCTATGTCTGGTGTTCTAGACTACACTCCAGCTTTGTCAACAAACTTAAATGTTGACGATACAGGCAATACATTCGCAGGTGTTCTAAACGGACGCTACCGTGTGTACATTGATCCGTATTCTGCAAACCTAGGCGCTGCAAATCAGTTCTACATGGTTGGTTATAAGGGTTCTAGCCCATATGACGCAGGTATGTTCTACTGCCCATATGTTCCTTTACAAATGGTTCGTGCAATTGATCCTAACAGCTTCCAGCCAAAGATTGGCTTCAAGACACGTTACGGTTTAATTGCTAACCCATACGTTACATCTAGCGATAGCTTATCTGATTCTGACGCATCGAATTTCACTGCGAACCGCAATCAGTATTATCGTCGTACACGGGTTATCAACCTAATGTAATCAAGCCGGCGAAGATCGGATTTAAAGGGGGAAGTAATTCCCCCTTTTTTAATCTTTGCACATACTACAGGCTATAAATATATAGATAGCATAAAGGAAACAGATGGCTTATACTGCAAACATTGATGTCGTAAAAGATAGTTGGACAAATTCAACACCCACGACGAATGATTTCTTAAGACCGAACGCATTTAAGTTTAGTATTAAGGACATGCCTAAGACATCTTTTACCTGTCAATCAGCAAACATCCCTGACTTGCAATTAGGATTTGCTACACAACCAACACCTTTTATCGATGTGCCGACAATAGGTGATAAAATTAATTTCGGTGAATTTACAATTCGTTTCATTATAGCTGAGGATATGTCCAATTATTTGGAAATGTATAGATGGTTAATTGCTCTGGGATTCCCTGACAATTATTCTCAATTCAAAACATTTACAAGTAATAGGCCGAGCAGATTCCCGTTTGTTACAAAAACAAGCGGAAAAGAAGAAGTTTTGGCATACTCGGATGGTACTTTGACTATTCTCGACTCGACAAATACGCCTAAAGTAAATATAATATTTAAAAATCTATTCCCTGTGTCCCTACAAGCCTTAGATTTTGATATTGCGTCAGCAAGCGTAGAATATTTTACAGCGATAGCATCGTTCAAATATACTATTTTCGAAGTAGAACCTTTATAATATAACTTGGAGTTATTATGGATAAAAAAATTAAAAAAGTATCGCCTATGGCTTTGCCCCCTGTTCCTAACTTGCCTAAAGCGGGACAACAATCTAGCGCAGCTGCAGCTGCTCCTAATGAAAAAAAATTAGAAGTTAGTCTAGATGCTCTTCGTAAAGAAAGAATCTTTATTGCGACCCCGTGCTACGGCGGTCAATTAACGGAAGCTTATTTTCGATCAACAATTCGTTTATTAACATTTTGCAATCAACATCAAATCCCAGTAGCGTTTGGTACAATTGCAAATGAATCTTTAGTTACAAGAGCACGTAATGTTCTTGTGGCATATTTTCTACAAAGTAATTTCACTCGTTTGATGTTTATTGATGCTGATATCGAATATCAGGTTGAAGACGTTATTAAATTAATTGCACACAACAAAGATGTTGCAGTTGGTGCCTATCCTAAGAAGGGTGTTAATTGGCAGCGCATTCGTGATAGCGTTAAACAAACAGACCAACCACTTGATGACAAAGCAATTGCATCTTTTGGTAGTGACTACGCAATTAACTTTAAGTTCCTTAATCGCGAACAAAAACAAATTGCAATTGAAAATGGTCTAATTCGTCTACACGACGGCGCAACAGGCTTCATGATGATTAAGCGTGAAGTTATAGACCAGATGATTGAGAAGTATCCAGAGTTAAAATATAACAACGACTTGAATACACCTCCAGAATTGAATCCTCACTTCTATGCATTCTTCGACACAATGATTGATCCTAAAGACAAGCGTTATTTGTCTGAGGATTACACATTCAGCAGACGCTGGCAAGATATCGGCGGAGAAATCTGGCTTGATCCTTCAATCTCCTTGAACCACTACGGTTCATTCAACTTCCAAGGTAATCCTTCGCAAATTATCCAAGTTGGTTAAATAGGTAAATTATATTATGAAATTATCAGATCTACAAGAATCCTGGGCAGAGGATTGTAAGATTAATGAGATGAATCTTGGCCATGAATCTGCGAGGACTCCAAACCTTCATGCCAAGTATTTGAACTACCTATCTTCAACACGCCTCAACCTTCGTAAAGCTGAGTCTGACTATTTGAATTGTCGTCGTAAGAAATATCGTTATTATCGCGGCGAGATGTCACAAGCAGAATTGACAGACGAGGGTTGGGAACAATGGCAAGGCAATAAACCATTAAAGAATGAAATGGATGAGTTTCTAACTGTTGATTATGATCTTGTTTTATATCAAGACAAAGTCGAATATTTTAAAACAGTAATGTATCAGTTAGAACAAATCATTCGCTCTTTGAACAGTAGAACATGGGATATTAAAAATGCTATTGAATGGAATAAATTTACCAACGGCATGATGTAATGGCAGATATCGAATTATCGAAAAAAGACGAAGCATATTTAAAAGTAAGATGTGAACCTTCAATAGGACAAGAGTTAAACGATCATTTTTCTTTTGATGTTCCTGGTGCTAAGTTTCATCCTCTTTATAAATCTCGTATGTGGGATGGTAAAGTACGACTTTACTCTATGTTCACACAAGAATTATATGTAGGATTAAAAAGTTACCTAGAACGATTCTGTGAAGAACGAGATTATGTTATTGATTATTCTAATTATGTAGAAGAAAACGATGCAGTTACTTACGACATAGTTAGAAAGTTTTGCGAAGATCTAAATGTTGGCTCAAAGGGTAAACCTATACAAATTAGGGATTATCAATTTGATGCAGTATTTCAAGCAATTAAAGATGGCAGGAGATTATTATTGTCCCCAACAGGGTCAGGTAAATCTCTTATCATTTACTGTTTAATCAGATGGCATGAACGAGTTGGTCGTAGACAATTAATACTTGTTCCAACGACTTCTTTAGTTGAACAGATGTATTCGGATTTTCAAGATTATTCTTGTTTAAATGGCTGGAAAGCCTCAGAACATTGTCATCGTATTTATGGCGGGCACGAAAAGTCTAATGAATATGATATAGTCATTAGTACTTGGCAATCAATTTATAAATTGCCCAAACAGTTCTTTGCA